GGGGTGAAGTCATGCTCTTTACACTATACCTAATACATTATGTCTGCACATATACCCCACCCCATTATGTCAATCATGCTGCCCTATGTCTTATACATTATGTCTTATACATTATGTCCTATACACTACCTCTTGTACATTATATCTTATACACTACCCCTTATACATTATCTCTTATACAACAACTCTTATACATGAATAATTTATTCCTGTTATGAATAATCTCCAGTGAATCAAAAGTATGTATCACCTACACAAAAGGCCTGATTCGTTTTTTGAATACTTAGAACTATTCTAAACAAGCCTGTAACCTGTTGTTTTTATTCACTATCTTTAAATATGTTTATTATCTTTTGATTATGTGTCTATATGGTTTCAAGGTTTTTCGGAATCTTCTTGTATCGGCCTACCGTTTGCATCCTATCCTTGGGGGACTAGGGGAGTGCTACGGGACTAGCTGACTACATGTATAACACTTGTTCTTTATAGTGGCTTAACATTATGGCACTTTTTGTGTCGTCAATCGGTGGTGGTGTAGTGCTGCCCAATAAGACAGTGGCGTAAGTCCTAGCTTGCTAGGGTGCACGGTTGATAATGTGAGTTATGGCAATCTCATTGCGTTTGCACAATATACTTGTGTGCTATTTGATAGTGCTTAGTTTGTGCTTGTCAATGTGAGTAATTGCCATTGCTCTTGAGTTATATATTTGCGGTGGACTATGCTGAGATGCAGAAACCGCATGGTAAGTAAACCTAACGCTATTCTATCCTGCCAACCAACGTGGGGTGTAATAGTGTTGGTGTAGCTTGCACTGTGCATACGTCCTGTGTGCATGGTGTTTGGCTACATCATGGAGGTTCCTATGGCTAACAAATACGTGAAAACTGATAATCAAATTGATGCTGGTATTGCTTCAATAGCAAAGCGTGGTGTTAAAATGCAGGATGATATTCATACTTGTGGGTGTGCAATTATCCGGCGTTGGCATGACACTAGCGATGTGTCTAAGGCTGTAAAGCAGATGAACGCTTTACTGGTCGCAATTCCTGCAATGGGTCGTGCCAATGCTTTCAAAGCGTGGGTAGAGGCTTATGCTACGTTCGTTTGGAATACAGACGACAAGTGCTTTGCATACCACAAGGCACGTACCAAGATCAGTTTTGAGGATGCTAAGGCTGCAATTCAAACTCCTTTTTGGGAGTTCAAGCCTGAGCCTGATTATAAGCCAATGGACCTTGATGCAATGATTGCTGCGCTTATCAAGAAAGCTGAGAAGCGTAGGGATGATGGACTGACAGATAAAGATGTTGTTCCGTCTGACAAGATCAAGGCACTCAAGGCTATTGTTGCATGATCCACAAAAACTAAGCACCCCATGTATCAGCATGGGGTGTGACTTCTTGACTACTGATAGCGTCCTGCATGGGGCGCTTTCTGTGTTCAAGCCTTTTGAATACAGCCTCAACGGTTGAGGTTTCAATGACTAGGCATAGGGGTGAACCGTCAGTGAACCCCCAAGGATTGCCAACTATATACATGAGAGTGCTGTGCGCCCACATTTAGCATGGGTGGGTGTGTGATCTGTGAGACAACTCTTACAGTGTCACCAAAGTTTTGTAGGTGCAAATCCTACCCGCACAGAATAATACCCAAGCTGTGAGTGGGTGGGGGTTTTTTGCATTTGTTCCCCCCCGTAACCGCAGCAGTAAGAGCAAGGTCTCACTACTTGTGATCTTACCGTAGAAACCACGAGACGGTTAGTCCCCACACCACGTTGGTTACGTGTTGAATGTGGGGCTTTTTATTTATAAAGGAGGTAGTAGATGGAATCAGACCTAGAAATGAGGGTAAGAATGATGCAAGTCAAGGTGTATGTCAATGGCACTTTGCTTTGTACCATGCCAAAGCGTGACGTGGATGATCTGCGTCATGCAATGCAACGCAAAGGGATTGAGGTGACGTATGAATAACCAACAGCGTATACACGCTGACCTACTCACTGCCCTAACACAGATGGGCGGTGTGTCTACCTTTGCTGCTGAGTTGATTGCTCAGTACATTCTAAGTAAATACAAAATGGAGGAACTATAATGTTTCGTGATGACTTTCTTTGTGGTAAATTCTTTGACCAGTGGACGGCACTGAGCCGACAGTCTCAGGTCTTACGTCAAGAATTGTACCAGCTCAATGCTGATATGATGGGTCCGAAAGAGTGGGAGCATAGTGCTGATCGCCGTAAGCATGAGATCAACATTGCATGGGCTGAACACAAAGCTGATAGGATGCTGCAATGATCTGGGATGACCAGAAAATGGAACAAATGGTTAAGCTGCGTAAGAGTGGCTTAACTGCACAAGAGACTGCCCTTGTGTTAGGTACAACTGCGAATACGGTCTACAGCAAGGAACGCCGTATCAGAAACGGTAGTACTGCTCACACTAAACCAAAAGATGGCAGTAATCAAAGGAGATACACTTCAAACGAAGTAGGTGTGTCTCCACGTGAAGTAACTGAGACCTATAAGGTCTTTCTTGTGACAAACACTAAGACAAACACTTACTACAAAATTAGTGGTATGGGTCATGAGTTACCCCACAAAGCCCTTAAGTCTACTATCTTAGGAGAAGAAAGACGTATGTACTCAGAAACAGCCAAGGCACTACTAGTATACGAAAGGATAATGTGATGACACGTGAACAAGCCAAAAACCCTGACTTGGTGAGGGGCTTTAAGTGTGGGGTGACTGGCCCTAAAGTGTATCTAGGTCTTATGACTAGGGATGAGGTACACAACCTTCAAAAACAATTATACGGTTCTGGTGTAATTGTATGGCATCAAGCAAAGGTAACATAATGAAAAAATGGTATGACCACATATTGATTGACATTGCGGCTGTATTATTGATAGCTGTATTGACGATGGCAATCCTGTTCATGGGTTGATCATTACCTAGAGTGCATAGTTCGGAGATATGCACTTCATGGTACTGATAAAGTACCTTATGAGAAATGTTCTTAGAAAGGAACAAACAATGCCCTCTTATCCTTTAGATTTAAAACATGAAGTGGTAGAGTTTTACAAGAATAATACCTTATCAGCCACCACACAGAAGTACAATGTGTCAGTAGGTACTGTGTGTAATTGGTACAACAAGGTTACTGGTCAACGTAAGAAACCATCTTACAAAAACCACAGCTTGGACTTGATCCACTGTGCTTGCCAGTACTACACACACCATACATGGTGGCAGACCTGTGAGGCTTTCAAAATCAGTCAAGCCACACTATACAAATGGCGTGATGACTATGGGTATCCACGCAAGATTCAGAACCGTAACTTGTCAAAGGACAAGACACCCGATGATGTGTCACAGCTACACGCTAAGGCAATGTGGGAAGCTAATAAGAAAGCTGAAGACTACCGTGAAAAGATGCGTGAGCTTGAAGGTCTTGTTGATAACCTACGTTCTGATGCATCCTCCATTCAGAATAAAATGTTTGACTTTCTTGAATCCCTCAAAGAGGATGAATAAAAAGCACTACCCCTCATGCAATACTGTGTGAGGGTACACCCCTTCTTACAAGGAGATTAATATGCCATATGAGATAGTAATGGTAGATCCAGACCTAGCCCAGCATGTATGTGTTGGGCGTGGTATCACTGACAACAGTGAGTATCTTGTTGAGATGTACATTGAGAAATGGAAACCCTACCCTATCAGAAGGGAAGACGAGATACACAGTAATGGTGATCTTGTCGGTGGCTTCATCACAATAGCTGACAGCATGGTACGTGTCACCTTTGGTGTCAACCCACGTTACAATGGGTTCATTGTGCGTAGGGTTGCTGACCTACACCCTACTGACAAGGTACTGCAACGCTTTGGTCCCTTTGAGGATGATTGTGCAATATTTAAAGATCATGTGTTTGTTAATTGGCTCAGGACCAAGCTTGACGAGACTGACATTTGTTCTAAGGAACATAAGTATCAGAACTGGTTGTTACGTCTACGTGCATTGCAGCCTATCCGTTCCAAGATTGCACATGGTAAGATCAGCATGTACCAGACACGTAAAGATGCAGACAATGACAGACAGGTAGCTATCAAGGCTGGTCGTTCCTTCAAGTACATCTTCCCTGAGTTACCTGACTCAGACATTGAGATACTTACTGATGCTTTCCGTGAGAGGTTCGGCTTACGTACCTTCACACTCAAGACAGGTACATCACCTGATGACTTCACTCATGCCTATTCACACAATCAGGCAGACATGGACAATCCTAAGACTACCACTACCAGAAAGGCTATTGCTCATTCATGTATGCGGTATACGTTTGATCAACTGCCACAGCACCCTTGCTCTGTCTATGGCAGTGGTGACTTCAAGATTGCTTGGTTAGAGACACCTAGTGGTGAGATTGCTGGTCGTGTTATGGTGTGTACATCATACAAAGAGAGACCACAAGCTGGTCCTATCTATGGTGTTTGTGAGAACTCAATCAATCAATTACAGGATTGGCTTGACAGTATCAATGCAGTAGGGTATGAACGTGGATCACGCTGGTTAGGTGCTAGGCTACTAGCCAAGCCTCATCAGGGTGGTTTCATAGGTCCATACTTAGATGTGACACCACAGCGTATGATTGAGTGTAGTGATGGTGAGTATCTTATCATAGATGAATGTGGTGAGGTGGATGCTAGTACATATCATGGCATACTTAATGGCTCATACACTGAGTGTTGTGAGTGTGGTGAGTCACTCAATGAGGATGATTACTATTGCTCAGAGCATAATGGGTATCACTATTGTGAGCATTGCTTCCACAATGAGCATACTTACTGTGATTACATATGTGAGCATGTACACAACTCTGAGCTTGTTGAAGTTTGGCATCAGTGTAGTTGGGGGCCATCATTAGATAATGTATCCGAGGATGCACGTGATGCCAACTATATTCTGTGTAAGGATGGTAAGCATTGGCTTGATGATGATGCAACATGGTGTACGTCTGAAGAGGTTTGGCTATCACCTAAAGACATGGAAGATGATTACTTCCAATCAGATTGGGATGGTGAAGTATACAACAATGGTGTCAGGTGTTTCACTGAGGATGGTCATGATGTAGCAGAGGATGAGATTCTTGATAGTAATGATACTTGGGAGAAGAATCCTGAAGGTGTCTGGATAAAAGTAGAAGAGGAAGAATAATGTATAGCTTAATAGAAATGCTGCGGTACAAGAGACCGCAAGGTTCCAGCACTCAGCAAGAGTTCTGTGAACGGTTCCTAGAACCACACTTTGGTTTGCCTGATATCAACGGCAACTACATACTGCGTATAGGTGATAACCCTAAGATATGCTTTGCGTCACACCATGACACAGTACACAAGACAGAGGGCTTACAGAAGCTTGTTGTCACTAACAACATAGTATCCGTAGCTGACGCTGCTACATCCTCATGCCTTGGTGCTGACTGTACTACTGGTGTATGGCTCATGCTTGGTATGATTGAAGAGGGTATTGAGGGTGTGTATGTAGTCCATGCAGCAGAAGAGTCTGGTTGTGTTGGTAGTGGCGCACTTGTCAAGAGTCATCCTTATTGGTTGACACACATTGACGCAGTTATATCCTTTGACAGATACGGTGAAAACTCAGTGATCACACATCAGATGGGCAGACGTACAGCATCAGATGACTTTGCTAAATCATTTGCTACAGCACTTGACCTACCACAGCTTGTGGCTGACACAGGTGGCTCATTCACTGACAGCAATGAGTATGCTGATAAAGTTCCTGAGTGTACCAACATCAGTGTAGGTTACTATGGTCAGCACGGTGTCAATGAGACACAAGACCTTGAGTATGCTGACCTGTTGATGTATGCCTTGACACAAGCTGACTGGTCCAAGCTAGTGATATCACGTGATCCATCCATGTACGAGATGCACTATGATGATGATGACTTCTGGTCAAGATGGGGTAGCTTAAGTGGTAAAACTTATGGTAACTACAATGAGCCTCTGGATAATTATGACACTGAGGATATGCATATATTAGTTTCAGAGCATCCTGATCTAGTAACTAAAATGCTTATTGAGATGGGGTTCACACCTGATCTACTGATTGACGAGGCTAAGATTGAATCACGTAGTTATACCAGTGATTACGTATCAAGAAAGTATATGTGACAACAGGTCACACTTGACTGTAGATCTAATTGAGTATAACTTAAAGTACTTACTTAAAGTTTTTATTACTACTATTAATTATAAAGGTAGTAATAATACTTAAAGTATACGTAAGGTAAACATGAAGTATACACACAAGATCAAACGAAAAATTGACGGTGGTACAAGCTGGATGTTTGTTCCACCAGAGGACGTAGCTAGGGCTGGGGTACTATCCACTAGGACATTTAGGGATGGTCGTACAGCTAGGCATGAGATACCTAAGCTAATAGCTTTGGTTGATAGCTTTAGGAGAGGGGAGATAGTAGTAGGTAGATGTGGTCCAAGCTCTACCCTAAGCCAAGTCCTAGACTACTACCTAAACACAAAGCATTTTAATTCTCTGTCGTATAACACACAGAAAAACTATGAGTATAATCTTAAATCTATTTGTGCTGGTGCTGTGTTTAACAAATCAGTAGGCAACATTCCGCTAAACAAGTTGAACACAAACATATGCACTGAGATGTATGACCAGTGGGAAGCTACTGTAAGTACAGACCATGCTAATCAATTAGCTAGGATATTCTCAGTGCTTATCAACTACTGTATTTCAATGGAGTTGATGATGTATAACCCCATGAAGAACGTGAAGAAGCGTAGTCATACACCACGGTCAATCATCTGGACCAATGAACAGGTTGAGTTGTTCTTAGACACAGCGTTTAGTAAATACAAATGGCGTAACGTAGGGTTGCTTGTACTGTTTGCATACGAGTGGGGTCAACGTCCTGTAGACATACGCAACCTCACATGGGACAGCATTGACTTCACCAAGAAGACTGTGACTATTACCCAATCTAAACGTGGTGCTACCGTTGAGTTACCTATTGATGATCGCCTGATGGAGATGCTAGAACAGCAAGACACTGATTGGGGTTGGCAACAGTATGTAGTACCCTGTCAGAGAGCCTCAGACAACGCCTACAGACCACTCTCTGTAGTCCAGATGAACTATCTAGTGGGTGAGGTAAAGGATGCCTGTGACCTACCCTCAGAGCTACGTGTGGGTGATCTAAGAAAGACAGCTATAGTTGAGATGATTAAGGGTGGGGCTGAGGCTATGCAGGTTATGTCTGTCACTGGACATAAGAACATTACGTCACTCAACCCCTACCTCAAACATAATCTTGAGACTGCTACTGAGGCATTGGATAGGAGAAAGAAATGATAAACAGGGAGACACATAAAGAATTGTGTGAGAAGTATCAAGCCTTAAAGGTTGAGGTTAAGTACTGGAAAAATCTTGCAGAGAAGTTGGAAGCTGAATTAAAAATATGGAAAGGTACAGCACCGTGAGACAACACATATACGACACGTGGACACTGATCATGGACTCAGATAGAAGCCCACTAAAGAATATACCTGACAACAATGCACGTCATCTAATCTTGCAGATACTTGCATGGATGTGGTGCATTGTGTTTAGTATCTTCTTGGGTAGCTATGTTGTGTTTGGTCTAACAGCAATAGCTCACGTGTTACTACTAGCTGCAATAGCTATCACTGTTGGTACGTTTGATACTGCTAGTAGAAATCCTAAAGTATTATCTGATTTTGCTAGACGTGTTGATGGATACAATGGTAGGCGAAACAACGGGGAGCATGACTGATGATTGAAGTAACATACATAGATCACATGGGGAGTGACCTGTCTGTAGTCAATGCAGCACGTGTATCCTTTGGTAAAAATAGTAAGGAACTAGGTTGGAGTGGTGTTGAAGGAGACCGTATGACGCCTATCCTACATGATACAGACAAGAGGTTGATCAAGTATTTAGCCAAGCACAAACATATGTCACCCTTTGGTCATGCCTTTGCATCCTTTCATGTCAAGGCTCCTATCTTTGTAGCTAGGCAGTTGGTCAAGCATAAGTTTCTACGTTGGAATGAGATCAGTCGTAGGTATGTGGACGATGAACCTGAGTTTTATATGCCTGATCAGTGGCGTGGTAGGGCTGACGATAAGAAACAAGGTAGTGCTGGTATAGTGGATATAGACAAGTATTGGACAGAGAACTTTTCTGACGATGGTTGGACCCCAATGCCTAGCCTTGCTTATGAAGATGCTTTATATTGTTACCGTGGTCTTCTTGATGCAGGAGTATGCCCAGAACAAGCACGTATGGTGTTGCCACAAAGCACCATGACAGAATGGTATTGGTCAGGTAGTCTTGACGCTTTTGCTGATATGTGCAATCTGAGATGCAAAAAGGATACGCAACTTGAAACCTTACAAACAGCACAGTGTGTGTCTCAAGGTATGAAAGATTTATTTCCTGTATCATGGGCGGCTTTAGTTGATGGGTGATAACCCACATTTAGCTTGTCCCTTTGAGGACTGTGGATCATCCGATGCATTCAACTGGAATGATGACGGGTATGGCTTCTGTCATAGTTGTGGTGAGTCCTACCCATCCAAGAAGAGTATGTTGACATTTGATTGGGTTGCTGGTACATACCCCTTGAAACAGAGGATAAGTATTATGGACATACCCGTTAAGAGTAGCACCTTCAACGATATAAGAGGGTTGAACCCTGATATCTGTCAGGTCTATGGTATTCAAGTTCAACTAGGTGAAGACAATAAACCTGTAAGATACGCTTACAAGTACCCACATACGGTCAAGTATCGTGATTACAATGACAAGTCTAAGTCTTGGATGAAAGACAGAGGCATGGGCATGAACCATTTGTTTGGCCCAGAGTTTAACACAGGATCATCCACACGTATATACATCACTGAGGGAGAGTTTGATGCAGCATCTTTGTATCAAATACTTGGTGAGAAATATCCAGTAAAGTCCTTGCCCAGCGCCTCAATAGGCGAGAAGTTTATCAAGGCTAACCATAAATACCTCAACTCTTTCAAGGAAGTTGTATACGCAGGTGAACTGGATGATGCAGGTAGACGTGCAGCAGACAAACTGTATGAAGCATTAGCTGATAAGTTTTGGTACGTCCCTATGTCCAAGCACAAAGATGCCAATGACTTCCTAATGAATGGTGACAGTGATGATCTTAAGTGGGCTGCACTTAAACCACAAAGGTATTCACCTGATAACTTCTTCTGTTCTGACGAGGAAGTAGAGGCAGCTATACGCAATGAGAACCCCTACGAGTACGTACCGACAGGTCACACAGGTCTTGATGACAAGCTGCGTGGTCTTGTTAAGGGTGGCATCACGTTTATCAAAGCACCACGTGGTACAGGTAAGACTGAGGTGATACGTTACTTTGAGACAGGCTTGCTCAGAACACCTGATGTACGCATTGCCCTTCTGCACATGGAAGAGATGAAGTCCACCACTTACCGTGCTATGGCTACCTATGAGTTAGGGTGCAATGTCCGTACTAAGGATGATGCTAAGGAGAATAATATCTCTGAGGAAAGAGTGATAGAGGCAGCAAAGACAGCCACTAAAGGTGAGCGTACCATTGTCTTTGAGATGAGGTCACACGATGATCCGCTAAAACTTCTGCAATACATACGCCTAGCAGCTAGTGTGTATGGTGCAGGGTACATCTTCATTGACCATGTGCAACGTCTTGCATACCTATCAAACTCAGGTGTTGATGGTGCTACCAGTACACTTACCACACTAGGCTCACGTGCAGCACAACTTGCCAAAGAGTTAAACATTGGGGTGATCTTTATCTCTCAGGTCAATGATGATGGACGCACCAAGTATGCCGCCTCTCTTGAGGAAGAGGCAATCATATGCATCAAGATTGAGCGTGATGTTGAGACTGATGACGAGGTATTGCAGAACACCACCAACTTTATCATTGACAAGAACAGACCCTTTGCTAAGTTAGGCAATGCTGGATCAGTTTACTATGACCCTGACACTACGATCCTCAGTGAAGAGTCTTATGTTGAAAGGAGTGATATGGCAGCATGATTGTATTTGATATTGAGACTGACGGTCTTAACCCTTCAAAGATACACTGCCTATCCTACACCAGAGATGGTGATGAATATAAATCTATCACTGACTACGAAGACATGAGACAGTTAGTACTGAATGAGAGGGGCTTAGTAGGTCATAACATTGTACGCTATGATATACCTGTGCTTGAACGTATCCTCGGTATCAAGATTAAGGCACGTCTGTTTGATACCTTGCCTATGTCATGGGTTATGAATTATGACAGGGGTAAGCATGGACTTGAAGGATTCGGTGAAGACTTTGGGATACCCAAACCAGTCGTTACTGATTGGTCTGAGCAACCAGTAGAAGTGTACATCCATCGTTGTGAAGAAGATGTTAAGATCAACTGGAAACTTTGGCGTAATCTTCTTAAGCGTTTTCTATTTGTGTACAAGGATAAGAAAAACCTTGACAAGTTCTTTGGTTATCTTTCGTTCAAGATGAACTGTGCGTATGTTGCAGAACATGTGGGGTGGAAGCTTGACGTTGATCTTGCTGAGTCCAGCATTGAGAAACTAAAAGAGCAACAAGATCATAAGGTCAACGAGCTACGTGAAGTCATGCCTATGCGTAAGGTCATGTCCGTCAAGACAAAGCCAAAGGTATGTGTCAAGAAGGATGGCTCTGTGTCTGCTCATGGTCAGCGTTGGTACGATCTATTATCACAACACGGATTACCCAAAGACTATGAGGGTGATGTGACTGTTGTTAGGGGCGTTGAGGATTCTAACCCCAACTCACCTGAGCAGGTTAAGGATTGGCTCTTTGGTCTAGGCTGGGAGCCTTGTACTTTTGACTATAAGGACGATAGGAAAGTACCACAAATACGTAAGAACGGTGAGCTTACTAGGTCTGTACAGCTACTCATTGAAGATAACCCAGCAGTAAATGTTCTTGACGGTCTGACTGTCATTCAACACAGGCTAGGTATTCTTCATGGGTTTATACAGTGTCAAGTTGATGGCTACGTAAAAGCTGGTGTAAAGGGTTTGACCAACACCTTACGCTTCAAGCATGTAAAACCTTTGGTTAATCTGCCCGGTGTTGATAAGCCTTGGGGCAGGGAGATACGTGGTTGCCTGATTGCACCGGATGGTTACACTTTGTGCGGTGCTGATATGACTTCCCTTGAGGACACTACCAAGCGTCACTACATGAAGCCCTATGACCCTGACTATGTAGAAGAAATGTCTAAGGAAGGGTTTGATCCACACCTTGACCTTGCTAAACATGCTGGTGCTGTTACTCAGGATCAGATAGACAAGCACAACTCAGGTGAGTCTAGCCTTAAATCCTTGCGTAAGAATTACAAGGTGGTCAACTACTCAGCTACCTATGGGGTAGGTGCAGCCAAGCTATCACGTGAAACAGGTATGTCTGTAGGTGAAGCATCAGCTTTACTTGATGCATACTGGGAGCGTAACTGGGCTGTTAAACAGTTTGCTGAGGATCAGAAGATCAGAAAGATTGACGGTGAGATGTGGGTACAGAATCCAGTTAGTAAGTTCTGGCACAATCTACGCTATGAGAAAGATGCCTTCTCTACAATCAATCAAAGTACAGGAGCTTACTGCTTTGACAAGTGGGTTGCATTGTACCGTACTAAGAGAGGCAACATCATTGGACAGTTTCATGATGAAAGTATTAACCTAGTCAAGAAGGGTGATGAAAAGATACATACTGATGCATTATTGTGGGCTATAAAAAAACTTAACGAAGAACTTAAATTAAATGTTGACTTAGGCATTGATGTGCAGTACGGTCTCCGCTATAGTGATATTCACTAATAAATGGAGGGCCGTATGGCTACACGTAAATTAAAATTAACTGGTATTGCTGAGTGGGCGAAGGTGTTTACTCAGAATCGTGACATGTTAGGCTTTGAAGAAGCATATGTAAGCTGTGATGGTGCTTGTACTCTTGATCTGATTATGGATGATAAGAATATGGCACTACTTAAAGCTTCCAAGTCTATGAAGCGTGGCAAGGAAGACCCAGAGGGTAGAGGTACTATGGTGCGTCTTGTGCGTAAGTATAACACAGGATACTCTTGGGCAGATGGACCACCACAAGTTGTCAAAGCTGATGACAGTGAGTGGGACTATGACACTGAAGGTGGCATTGGTAATGGTTCACTGGTTGAAGTTATTGTATCAGTCTATGATACAAAGATGAAGAGCATTGTAGGCACACGTTTGGATAAGGTTAAGGTACTAAAGCACGTTGAGTATCAAGCACCTGATGACAATGTACAATCAGTTGCACCACCCACTGACACTCCTACCTTAGAAGAAGATGCGGTGATGTTCTAATGATTCTTATTGACGGTGATATCATTGCATACCGTGCAGGATTTTCCTCAAATGATCTTGAGGTAAAGGATGCAGAAGATAAAGTTGATGCCCTGATTGATACCGTCATTGAGGATACTGAGTTTATCTATACAGATTATCAAGTGTATCTTACTGGTAAAGGCAACTACCGCTTTGATATAGCTAAGACACTTGAGTATAAGGGCAACCGTAAAGATGCCCCTAAGCCCATACACTTGAAGCATATACGTGACTACCTTACTGATAAGTATGAAGCTATTGTAAGCAAAGGCGAAGAAGCTGACGATCTAATTGCTATAGCTGCAACACAACTAGAGATGAATGCAGTAGTTGCATCTATTGATAAGGATATGTTACAGATACCATGCTTTCATTACAATCTTACTAGGCGAGAACTCAGTGCTGTAAGTGAGTTTGAAGGTATAAAGTTCTTTTACACTCAGATACTTACAGGTGACAAAGCTGATAACATAAAGGGGCTGCATCGTTGTGGCCCCGTTAAAGCAGGTAAAATTCTAAATGATTGTGAGACTGAACAATCTTTGTGGGATGCCTGTGTAGAGGCATATGATGGTGACGTTGATCGTATCATTGAGAATGCTAGATTACTTTGGTTGAGAAGAGAAGTGGACCAGATATGGGAGCCACCTATTGAGCAGAGCAGCTAAGGCTAAAGGCAGGACAGGTCAACAAGAAGTCAGAGACAAGTTACTAAAAACTTTCCCTGAGTTTGAACCTGATGATATTAAAAGCACAACTATGGGTGACACAGGAGAGGATATACAGCTATCCCCTGCTGCACGTAAGAAGATGCCCATAAGTATTGAGGTCAAGCGTAGAAAGAATGACCTTAAGACTGTCTATGGTTACATAGAACAAGCATCTAAGCATGGCAAAGGAGAGCCTGTAGTTTTCTACCGTTCGGATAGAAAGCCTTGGGTTGTCATGATAGGTATGGACCACTATACTGAACTCCTACGTAACTGGAAGAAAGAATAATTATGCCAATAAAAATTTGGGACATAGTATCAGGCCCAATATCCAGAGAAGATAGTGATGACCCTGATGACTATCCTGATAACTGTGATTGCATGTTAGTCTGTAAGGTAGAACTTAACGGTAAAATAGTAGACGTTGATTACTGGTTTGAGCATCCTGAAGATGCAAATGCATGGGTGCAACATTTTAAGACAAGTATAGAACCACTAGAGATATTTTCTGGGGGTAATGGTGGAGAATAACTTGACTTCTACCATTTTTATGGTATAACTACGGGTTTCAGATTATGGAATATGAAATTATTTTAAACATAAAGATAGACCCATCTTGCAATTATTTAGAGGTGGATGATATAGAAAGTTCTAGGGTAGTCCTAGAATTAATACAGGACATTCTATATGAAATAGATGACCTGAGTATAGCAAAAGCAGAGGTAACAAGACGTGACTAAAGTAACACTAGACGACATAGAATATGACTCAGAAGATTTTACTGAGGATCAACAAAAGATTCTTGGCGAGATAGTCTACAATAAGAACTTAGCATCAAACTTAAACTATCAAGTAACAAGTCTTAATGTGGTGTCTGAGATACTTTCAGACAGACTTAAAACTTCTTTAGCAAAGGAAAAAACTGATGATTAGTGCAGAGGGTATGAAGGCTTTCCAGAACTACAGTGAGTGGGTGGAAAGAAAAATAATTACTGAACCACAAGACAGACTTAATGAAAATGTTCTTGGTCTATGTGAAGAGGCAGGGGAAGTTGCAGGTAAAATTAAAAAACGTATTCGTGATAATAAAAAAGTATCTCCTGAGTCTATCATAAGTGAACTAGGCGATGTGTTATTCTACACCACTGCCTTAGCCAACTACTATAATTTTAATCTTGCTTCTGTTATTACACAGAACATGATGAAGCTTGACGGACGTGAAGCTAGAGGTACAATCAAAGGCAGTGGAGATGAACGATAAAGATACTGCAAGTCGTGCTGCTCAATTGATGAGACCTATTGAACAACAAATACTTATGTGTGATAGTAGAGAAGACGCTTTACTTTTTGCCTGTGCTATGCTTGAAAGGGCCAAGACTATACTTGAAGCCCACATAGGCGAAGATGGTCGAAGACAATTATTTATTATGGGAAACGAGAGATGAAGAGCAACTATTTACCTACTGACTATCAAACATTTATTGCCACCAGTAGATATGCCAGATGGCTTGAAGATGAAGGTCGTCGTGAGACTTGGGGCGAGACAGTAGAAAGATATATAAATAATATTGTATCACCTTTAATTGAAGGTGAAGACCCTATTATATTAGATGAAATACGTAATGCTATCCTCAGCCTAGAGGTAATGCCTAGTATGAGGTCACTCATGACAGCAGGTAAGGCTTCCTCACGTGACAATACCTGTATGTATAACTGTAGCTACCTACCCGTAGATGATCCTAAGTCTTTCGATGAGGCTATGTTCATCCTCCTTTGCGGGACGGGGGTTGGTTTCAGTGTTGAGCGTCAGTTCATTACTAAACTCCCTGATGTTCCTACTCTTTTCCAAAGCGAAACGTGTGTCGTCATCAAGGACAGCAAGGAAGGTTGGGCTAAAGGGCTGAGACAAGTTTTGGCACTCCTATGGGCAGGTGAAATCCCTAAGTGGGATGTATCTAAAGTCCGACCTGCTGGTGCTAGACTAAAGACATTCGGTGGTAGAGCATCTGGTCCTGCTCCACTGATTGATCTGTTTAACTTTGCTGTTACTACCTTCAAACAAGCACAGGGGCGTAGGCTATCTAGCATTGAGTGTCATGACCTAATGTGTAAGATTGGTGAGGTAGTAGTGGTAGGTGGTGTAAGACGTAGTGCTATGATCAGTCTGTCTAATCTTTCTGATGACCGTATGCGTCACGCTAAGTCAGGTAACTGGTGGGAGAACGCAGGGCATAGAGCCTTAGCTAATAACTCAGTAGCTTACACTGATAAGCCTGACAGTATGTCCTTCATGCGTGAATGGACAGCCCTAATGGAGAGTGGTAGTGGAGAACGAGGAATATTCAACAGAGAAGCATCAATTAAACAAGCTTCAAAAAATGGCCGTAGAGAGTCTTGCTATGAGTTCGGAACAAACCCCTGCTCAGAAATCATACTTAGGCCGAATCAGTTTTGCAATCTCACGGAAGTTGTCATCCGTGCTAACGATAGTGTGGAAGACCTTGCAAGAAAGGTCGGCGTTGCAACTATACTTGGGACACTTCAATCCACCTACACACACTTCCCATACTTGCGAAAAGTGTGGCACACAAATACATCAGCAGAACGTTTGCTTGGTGTGTCACTCACAGGGATAATGGACAACAAGTTGATGACCTTAGATAACAATGGTCTATCTAAAACCTTGGAGTATCTTAAAAATGTGGCTATTTCTACTAACGCTGAGTGGGCTGACCGTCTTGGTATCCCTCATAGCACTGCTATTACTTGTGTCAAGCCCAGTGGAACAGTTTCCCAACTGGTTGACTCAGCTTCTGGCATTCATGCTCGTCACTCTCCCTATTATATCCGTACTGTGCGTGGAGATAATAAAGACCCACTAACAAAATTTATGATGGATCAGGGCATACCCAATGAACCTGACGTTATGAAGCCTGATGCTACTACTGTGTTCAGCTTTCCTATGCAAGCACCACAAGGTGCTACATGCACTGCTGATATGACTGCATTAGAACAGCTTGAGATGTGGCTGATGTATCAACGTCATTGGTGTGAACATAAACCTAGTGTAACAATCAATGTCAAAGCTGACGAGTGGTTTGATGTTGGGGCGTTTGTTTATAAACACTTTGATGAAATGTCAGGTGTATCCTTCTTGCCATACAATGAACACACCTATCAGCAAGCACCATACCAAGAGTGTGACAAAGAAGATTATTACAATATGATTGATGCATCACCATTGTCTATTGACTGGACAAAGTTAGCAGGGTATGAACAAGAAGATAATACTAGCGGGATGCAGACAATGGCGTGTAGTGGTGACGTGTGTGAAGTGGTTGATATTACTTAATGCAGCTTGAGTTGTTTAAAAAACTATCCTACCAGATAGAAGATGGTGAAAGTAAAACTTGCAGTAAATGCCACCGTCTTCTACCTTTAACCTCTTTTTCACAACACAGTTCTGCTAATTATAAAAGATCCGAATGTAGAAAATGTAACAACGAACTTTCTTATGTACGTATTAAATTACGTAAAGGATTAGAACTACCAGATAAAAATTATGTATGTCCCATATGCCTATCTACAGAAGATCAAGTGGCAGGTAATGGTAATAAAAAGAATGGTCCATGGGTTCTTGATCATGACCATTATACTAATAAATTTAGAGGTTGGCTATGCCACAAATGTAACAGAGGTTTAGGTGCATTTAATGATGACCCTAAATATTTAGAAAACGCAATCAGATATTTAAAGGAGAACTAAAATGGTATGGGTTTATACAGTAGTAATGATGATGATAGAACCAACAACAAGTGAAAAAACTTTTATAGTATTCTCACCAAACACAGCCTTTATAAGTGAAGAGTCTTGTCAACAATGGAGAAAGACAGACATGATAAGGCTATATAACTCAAGACCAAGTGAAAGTGCAGAGGCGATAAGTAAATGTACTCCCTTCCCTTTTAATGTGGATAAAGGGGTATAAGTTTTGACTAAGTGGACTCTTCCTAATCAAGAATCTTTTGACCCTGTAAAAAAACCTTTACATTATAACATAGGTGATATAGAATGCATTGACTATATCAAGCAGGTGTTAGGTGTTGAAGGTTTCATTGCATATTGTCACGGTAACATGATCAAGTATCAACATCGTCACAGGTATAAGAACAAACCTGTAGAGGATATGGATAAAGCTGACTGGTATATGCAGAGGATGAGAGAAGCTATGAGGGAGGTTCATAAGTGAAACCATACGATCAGGGTAAAGAAGCTTTCATTAAGGGTAAGTTAGGCAACCCTTATAAGAAAGACACACGCCCTAATAAAGATTGGGAGTTTGGTTTTAATACTGAATATTTCAAGAACTTAGAAAAAGTAAAACAGGATGAACAAGCTAGAGCAAGAAGCTAAGAAGTACACACGCAAGAAGCGTAACCCAGACATGATAAAACCCCTCACTGCCCGAAGGTATCTAGCAGGACAAGCTCTTGCTGGGATACTATCAGGTAGTAGAGGGGCTTTAAATATGTCTGAGGTAAGACGTACAGCATATGAGTGGGCAGACTTTATGTTAGAGGATGAGTGTGGTTAGTCTCTTAAATTTTTAAACAAGATAGAATCTCTGTTCTCTATTAAATAAAGGATATATTCTAGTTTCTCTTTACCCCCCTCTTCGTCTTTTATTTCGTCTAGACCTTTCTCATAACCAGCTATTTTTAAAGCCTCATTTATATAGGCTTTATTTTTTAGTCCTATTTTAGATTGTAAAATTAAAATTTGATCATCATAATCCAAACTAGAAGTTAAAACTTCTTTAGCTCTATTCTTAGAACGTTTATTAACACGTTTAACAGCCTCTTCTCTTTCAAGAAGACTCTTATCTAAAATACCATCCTCTATATAAAGAGAGGCTTCATAATTAAGAATATCACTCACTAAACCATCAAGTCTATTTTTATATTCAGCCGTTCCGCCCCATCTAACAGCTTGCCAAGCTTGTGCGCCTACAGAACCTAGTAACCTCTCAGAAGGTGTTAATGGTGCTGATGATCTAACACCACCTACAGTTCTACCTACGTCAAAAAACTCATTTCCACTACCTCTGGTGGCTTGTTCACGCTTAGGTAAGTCTGTATTTATTTCAAAAAGTTTATCTATATAACGAATAGAATCATTAAATACTTTATTATCTTGCCTTCTATCTGGTTGAGAAAAATCTTCTTCTGCAAACATTGTTGCTACATTTAAAGGCTCAAGAGGTCTAGTTGCACCTGAAGCAATGCGTGAGAAGCCAGAAGCTAACACTTCTAAACTTTTTTTAATTGATTTATCTGTGTCTAATTCTGAATATGTAATAAACAAATCTTTAAATGTATCATAAGCTGCACCACTATCTCTAAACGATTGGGTTATTAAAATTTTTGCCATCTCTTCTCTTAAAGCTTTAGGTATTGTACCATCAATCTCAGCATGAGCTGCTGCTTGACTTAGTATTTCTACATATCCACCGGGAAACTCATAGGTTTCATCTGTTAAAGAACCGTCAGCACGTTCATTTTTATTCCAAGGTATACCCTTCCGCACCTTTTCCATAGCACGGTCTTTATTAGAAGTTCCGTCTGGAAGTGATCCATATATAAAACCCCAACCAACTATACCTTTAGCAAGATGGTTTAATCCCTCCTCATCAAAAGGATTTTTAATCTGACTCGTTCTAAAAGTAAGATGTCTTAAAGCATTAAATCCTGTGTAGTCTCCTAGTGTAGCTGTTGCTGCGTTAAAAAATCTTCCAAAAGGAATTAGTATGCCACCCCCTGCAGAGTTAGAAAGTGCCTCAATTTGTTTTGCCATATAAAGAAAAGGACTACTCCCCTTTTTATGGGCAAAAGAAGTAGAATAAGTTTCTCTATTAGCACGTTCAATTGCAGGTTCTTGTACATTTTCTAAAAACTCTTTAGAAAATAGTTTTGAAAATGCACCCTCTTGTTTCATAAATTGGTTGTGGGTCATGCCATAATGGGACATAATATTTTGATCAAATGCACTATAAAAAGACAACATTTTTGTTACTTCGTCTTGCATCTTAACGCCTACCACTGCTTGTAAAGCGCCTAAACTTTTTTCACTTAACTGGTTTATTTTAGAATTAGGGTCTAAGTTTAGTCGTTCAAGAATCTTAGCTGAGTCTACACCCCCAGCCCTTTCAGCAAATAATTTTTCTGCTACATCAGGTCTAAACTTAAAGAAATTTTCTGCAGACTCTATGGTTGCTTGAGGTGTCATTATATTTACGCCACGTCTTGCAGCACCTAATAAAGTTCCTTTAGCTTTTTGAAATTTTCCAGTACCTAAAAGCAAACCAGAAAGAACAATATCAGATGCTGTATTCATACCTGCTGTATATGCCCAACCTTTTACATTAAGTCCTACTGTGGATGGGTGAGTAGTTACAAGACGTTTCCATACAGATTGCATGTATTTAATTCTATCAGCAGCACTTGCAACTGGTTTGTCTTTATCTCTTACATTAAGAGCTGTCCCCAACATATCTTCTACAGTTAAATCAGCAGGTTCTTTAGAAAGAATACGTGCAGCTTCTTTACGATCCCAAAGAGTTTTACCTGCAAACCTACCCCTGTTTACATACCAAGCTGATAAATCTTCTGCTGTTTTTATTTTATTTATTGCTTCTGGCAATTTACCAAACTGAGATAAAAAAGAATCTTTATATTCTTTAACTAAATCATCGTCTAAATACTTTAATGCATCGCCTAAAAATTTAGAAATGTTATCATCTTTTTCTCTTGGAACATATACAAACCCAGCTTCTTGCATAGACTTTACAAATCCGCCCTCCATGTTTAACATTAAACTGACTTCAAAAAAATCTTCTAATAAAGTAGGACTACCCGCTATTTGTTTTTTAGTTACTAGAGAGGCAGCTTCATCCCTTGCTTTCATGTAAGGAGTAAACTCACCTATATTTTCTTTAAATCTTTTAAAAACAGAACGAAGATTTGCATTAACTTTTGATAGATCAACTTCGTCTATTACAGCTTTCTCAATAGCTTTTGGTCCTTTGCCACCATGTAATTTAAAAATGTTTGCGTATTTTTCAAAAGCTGTATTCTCAGCTAATTTACTTTTAGTAAAACTTACAACACCCCTAGAACTAGCATACAGAGCTGGCATAATCATAACACTAAGTGCAGCACCAACAGATTGAGGTAGACTATAATCATCTTGAAAACCAGAACCTACACGAAGTTTTTGATAACCACGGTCAGCAGCTACAGCAATGGCAGCATCAGTGATCATCATAGCAGGAACAGAGGCAGCTTTAAAAGCACCAGCTTTTTTAAAACCACCTCGAATTATTTTTCTTTGTCCTTGTTTAATTAGTTGCTGACTTAATCCACGTTTTGCAGCTTCTTTTGCATAATCTTTGGCAACTTGTTTCATTGCAAAGCCACCAGCTTTAGCCCCAGATGCAGTAAAGATTCTTCCCACATATAAACTTAATGGTGTAGTTGGATCCCAAATACCAGCTTTTAAATAATCGTAAACACCATCACGTGTTTCATCCCACCCAACATCCCCTGTAAAAATGTTAGGCATACGTTCAAATATTTCAAAGTTAGCACCTAATAATTCTTTTTGTTTGTCATCAGCACCCACAAACCACGCAAGATCATTAGCTGTTGTAACAGTTTGACCACCACTTAATGATCTATTCCAGTTTTGCCACTCATCTAGTACAGTTAAATCATCTGCAGTATTGTCATACTTTTCATCCATAGTGTAACTATTACGTGTGTCTTCACTGTAACGAGACTTCATAATCTCTCTAAGACCCTTCATGATAACAGGATTAGATATCATTTGTTCTTCTGTAATGTCACCTTTAAATTTACCTAACTCATTCATAATAGTAGTATAACCAAAGCCGTCTTCTTGCTCTGCTTGTTCTACTTCTCTTCCTTCTCCCAGTGTATCAAAAATACTTGGGAAATCCTCCTCCTCTTCAGTTTGAGAAGTTGCAGGACCAAGAGTATCAAATAAACTTGGTCTACTTTTTATTGGTGGTTGAGGTATTTCTTGACCAAGAGTATTAAATAAATTGTTACTCAAGTTAATTCTCCTGTGCCGCTGCTATAGTTGCAGCAGTTATAGGCACTAGACGTGTGCCTAACATAATTTTATCACCCTCTACAAGCAATCCAACTCTTATTGCCTGAGCAAGTAACTCTTCTCCTACTTCATCTTCTGAGAACACTAAACCTTTATTAATATAAGTACGATATTGTTGAGCATTAGGGTTCATAGTAAGTAAATCTATAGCAACTTGAGGTCCAATTAACTGCACTGCAAGCCTTGTAGATGGGTTGTCTCCTTTAAGATCAGCAAGGGCTTTATCTACTTTTACAACTAAAGATTGATCAACATTTTCTCCATTAGCTATTTTAGTATTAAAGTCTGCTTTCATGTCAGCTAGTGGACCCTCTAAACTTTCTCTATACGCACTCTGAAGTTGTCTTTGTTGAGTAAGATCAAGGGGCTTCACTGGTGTTCTAGGTATTATTTGAACAGCAGTAGATGTAGTATCAGGTATATACTGTCTAATTATTTCTTTCCAAGGAACACCAAAACTAGCATTACCCTCATAATCTATACCTGCTTGTTCTGCTAGAACTTTAGGGTCAAATGTTAATTTATTTTCAACTGTAGTTACATACACATCTTCAAAAAGACTTTCTGAAAGTTCTGGAGACCAAGCTTGTCCACTCTCTTGTGCATTAGCTTTAGCTGCTTTTATAATCCCTATAGCTTCTTGTAAATCTTTAAATGGAGCATTAACAAGTTTAGCAGTTACAGGACTATTTTTAGGTAACATTCCTTGTATTGTTTCTAATGCATTTGTAAGCTCAACATCACTTGCAACACTACTTTTATTACTACTTGAAGGTTTATAAGATTTTAAATAAGTTAAAAAATTCTTTTCAGCACCTGATTTAATTCTATTCTCATGCTCCTTTAGAGTCAAAGCCCAACGTTCGTCTTCTCTTTTTTGACTTGCATCATAACGTTCTTGATTTATTCTACGGTCTTCATCAGCAGCTTTTTTTGCTTCAGCGGCCATAATACCTTCTAAAATTCCACCATAATAGAATGCCATATTAATTAACTCCTTGTGGTCTTGCCATTAGACCTTGTGGTTTTTCTTCAGGGATATCCTCTTGTGTCGCAGTAGGTTGTTTAGGCAAAGATTCTTCAAGAACATCTAAGTCAGGCTCTTTGTTTTTCTTTAGTTGGCTTAGAATTTTACGTGCTTCTTTTTCTCTTATGTCATAAGCTAACTCTTCATCGTCAACTTGTTCCTCATCTAAACCCTCATTAAACTCTATGTCAGCAACTTCAGCAATACCTACAATATACTCATGTATAACTGGGGAGATAATTAAACTTACATCCACAGTATGATAGCCTCCTGCTACAGCATTACGAGTAATGCCTTCAACGAGAGTAACAACATCTACACCCATTTCTAAAAAATGAAAGATAGATTTTATTCTTTGTGGTTCCTCTAGTCTTTCCATGTGCCAGATCAATGCTTCTTCTGGCTCTACAAACTTTGAAGGATTTTCCCAAGCGTAATTCTTAGGTTCATTAGTAAGGGATTGACCCGGAATTGGTGCATCAAACATTTTTAATTAATACCTTCCATATAGTTATTTAAATACCCTCTGGATAAATTTTCTCTTACTTTATACTTAGCAGTTGATGCTGCAGGTCTTAAATATTTTTTAGCTACAATGTCAGATGCTTCTTCTACTGTCTTAGCATTTTTTAATAACTTTAATTTATTTTTTTCTGAACCTTTTGTTAATTCAAAAATTGAAAATTCAATTCCGGTATTAAGATCATCAGGGTCTAAACTTTTATTTTTTGCAAAATTAAAAAATTCTTCTCTTCTGGAACCAGTAAATTGAAAATAATTATATCCACCTTTTCCTGACTTAGGTTTTATTTCTTGTAAAGACTTAAAACCCATTGTCTCATGGTGTGCATTACCAACTAAAGCTGCAGCTTGTTCCCTACTTATGTTAAGTCTTTTCATAAATGTGTCCATCATATCATTAGCCATGTAATCAAGTTTGTACATAGCCTCATCTCCTAAACCTTCACCATTACTAAGATCATCTAATGATGGTGGTTTTCCAAACAACATATCTTCATCTGTTGCACTAGCTAACTTATACTCTTTCATTTTAGAGAAACGTTCATCCTGAGCTTTTATAAATTTGGTAAAGAAATCTTCTTTCGGTTCATAGTTTTCTGTAGATATTGAAGGTCTACGAACTAATTTACGGCTAGTTACACCACGTTGTTCACCCTCTTCTGATGCCGATAAGCTACTTAGTGTAGATACTTGACCTCTCATAGGTTTTATTTGTTTTGTTATTTTTGTATATGTCATTTGTTAATCCTACTATTACATAAACAATGCGTATGCTAAGAGTTGATTTCTTGAATTTTTATTTGCATTTTCTGTTTTTAATGCATCTGCAGCCGCTTGCTTATCGGCTATAAGTAACTCTAAGTGTCTGCTTTTGTCTGACTCTGAAGCTTTAAAAGCATAGTCCATAAGGTCACGTTCTCTTTGCCATAGCTGATCCATATTAGCTTGGGTAAACTGATTAGAGACTGCAGCCGCCAACATGTTTGCTTCATTCTGTGCAGCAGTATTAAGAGTAGCAACATTTTGTCTCCACTGTGCATTAGATTGAGCTACAGCAAGAGCATTCTGTGCGTTAAATTGATTACGTTGTTCTTTCATACTAGTATTAAATTTATCTAATGCATTTTCTTCACCAGCATTAAACTGAGACATAGCATTCTTTTGCTCTGCATTGAACTGATTTACCTGAGCATGAAGGTTAGACATAAATTGTTTTGTTTGGTTTTCACTAGAAGCATTAAACTGACGTGCAGCATTTTCAGCAGCTTGATCTGTAAATAGTGCTTGTATATTAGACTGAGCATTAAACATAGTAGTTTGTTGAGCGTTACTTAAGTTAGCCATATCCATTTGTAAAAAGTTTTTAGCATTTTCTACAGCAGCTTGTTGTTGGTTAGAAAGATTAACCATATCCATAGAAGCAATAGCTGCAGCACCTTGTAGTGTAGCTGCTTGCTTACTACTTAATTCAGCAAGACCTATTGTTTTCATTAGCTCAGAGTTATTTATTTCTGCTTGTTGTCTTGCAGTAAAGGTCAGGTTGTTTGCTTCAGAAAACTTAGCTGCATTTAAAATAGCAACTTGTTGTTGGTTATCAATTTGTTTTCCTTGTAAGGCAGCTTCAAGTTGTGCATTAGCAACGTAAGCTTGTTGTTTAGAGCTAAGATTTGCAAGACTTACTTGTAGATTGTTTGCACTATCTTGCAGCAAACTTTGCTGAACGTTGTTAAGATTAAGATTATTAACTTCAGCATATCTTGCAGCTTCAACTAAATTAGCTTGTTGTTGATTAGAAAGATTCTGTCCTTGTAGAGCAGCTTTAATTTGAGCATTAGCTAGTACAGCAGATTGCATGTTGCTTAAGTTTTGTGTTTGCACAGAGAAAGCATTCTGTGAATTTTGCAACATAGCAGCTTGCTCTGCACTAAAGTTTTGTAACTCTACACCTTGTTGAGCAGCAGCATTAGTTAAAGCTATTTGTTGCTGACGATTAAGATTATTAAGTTTCATCTCACGAAATGCATTAGCATCTGCAGAGGCAATAGGTAATGCAGCTTCCATTGATGCTTGTATAATAGCAGCAGATGCCATAGATGAAGCACCTAATCCTCTGGATGCCATAGTAGCATTAGCAGCCCTCATAGCACCTGCAGCCCATGCAGGAGTCCCATCATCAAACTGCTTCATTAGTAGAGCAAGTTGTCCTTGTACAGTATCTCTTGCTTCAATCTTACCTTCTTTAAACTCTGCTAAAGTTCCAGCATCTACACTAAAAGATTTCATTTTAGTAGCAACAGCTACTGCATCTTCTGCTAATCCATCGGATGTAATAGCAACAGCTTGTGCCATATCTGACTCAGCTATCTCAGCTGCTTGAGGTATTTCATTAGGTTGAACCGTAGTTTGAGCAGCAATAATATTGTCAGGAGTATTAGCCTGAGCTATCTGTGTCTTAACTGCCTCTTCAGACAAACCTTGAGCTTTTGCAATCTCATCACTAGAAACATTACGAGTACCTGATGTAACTTCCTTAATATAATTAGGGTCCATAGTGGCAGCATTTGGTATCGCACCTTCAGATAATGTCCCAGTAGCAGCGTCTACCTGAGTTGATACAGTGCCTTGCTCCCCGGTAAGACCTTGTGTAATACTTTGAACTTGAGCAGAACGTTGGTCAGCATCCATAGTAGATGCAGCTATATCAACAGGGCTAGGGGCTGCTGTAGTTTGACCTACACCCAATGGTGTTGGTTTTGTTGGGGGTGGAAAGGCGGGAAGAAACCCTGATGCGATTTGTTGTTGTCCTGTTACCTGTGCATCATCACGTAGAGCAGGTGACGGTTGTAGATCTGAATAAAAACCACGAATATCTTCAGGTCTGCCACTTGGTGACCGACCCATAATTATTGGCAAATCAGGGCGAGGGATCTGTGGCTTACCAGCTTGAGGTGTTGTACCAGTAACTTGACCAGCAGTTGTAGACACACTTGTACCTGTAGCATTAGGATCAATAGTATCTACTACAGGTTTTGAAATAAGTGAGGTAGGATCAGTAGCAGACTTAACAAGTATATCACGTTGACCAGCTCTAAGTTCTCCTGCCTGTATTTGTCCAATATCTGTAGCTTTACGTACTGCTGCTTCTAACTCTTTTTCTTTTGCACTAAGAGTATTTTGAAGCTCAGGGTTATGACCTTCTTCACCTTCTTTTGGCCCATTTGCTATCTGAGATCTTAAAGAAGATACCTCAAGATTAAGCCTGTTTGATTCTGCTTGAGCATTGATAGCTGCAGTATTCACGTCTGAAGAAATACCTGAAGCATATTCTTTAGCAGTAGTGGCTGCAGTCTCTGCTTCAGTTTTTTGTTTAGCTGCTAAAGCTGCTGCTTCTCTTTGTGCAATGATTTCTTGTTCTCTGTTATTCAGTGCTTGCAGATCGAAAAAAAATTCTCCTATTAACTCTGGAAAAGTAGAGGTTAAGTTTTGACTTACAGGAGCAGGAGGAAGCACAGGGACAGGTGCCGGGGCAGGTGCGCCACCACCACCGCCGCCAAAAACAGCATGGTCTACAAAACGAATACTAGGCATAAATGGATTATAGATCATAGTTAAAACTCTTTCTTATGTGTCTTAGTAGGATTAGAAAACCTACGCCAATGTACTTTGGACTTACCGTATAATTTTAAATGTTCTTTTCTAACTGAGGACATCATTTGTTTTGCTTTTCCTGTATTAGATATAAAGTCTAAACCCCAAAGTTGTTTGTCTTTTATGTTTGTATCTTCATAGTCTTCTTGTTGAGGATCATATTTATACTGTAAAAATTTTTGTGTTTTATTTTCTGTAAACCAACACCAAGTTATTAATCCTATTGGTAGGTCTTCTTGATAAAATATTCTTATTCTATTATTAATAATAGGTAGTATTAAATAGGTATGTATATCAAAAGTATTGTACTTATAGTGTGAAGGGCTTTTTATAAATAAACTTAATCCATCTGCTACTGCTTTATTGTAGTCTAGGTTCATTAAAAGCCTTCTTTTAATCCGTCAAGTATATCTTGAACTGATACTTTCTTCTTTGCATTAGGTGTGTACCTGCACATAAATTGCTTTGGGCATTCTTTAAAACTAAAACTTGGGTAATGATACCCTATTGTACCATTAGGGCCACGGTAAATGCAAACTTTTTCTTCTCTTACTTCTGTTCTTTTTGCTAATTGACATATTACAAACTCAGGGTTACTTAACAATCCTGCCAACACAAGTGGCATAACTATAAAATTACTCATTAACTAACTCCTAGTATTACTAAATAAATGCCCCCACCTAATGTACCAAGAATTAGGAACGATAGAGTGGCTATGGCTAAGTTATTCTGTATTTGTCGTTTAGCTTCCATGGCTTTATATACAGTCTCTTCACGTTCCTTACGTATTTGTCTACGCATCCCTAACATTTCATCGTATGTGCCAAGACCAAACCTGTAGTCTAACATAAACTTTATTTCTTTTTCTTTTTCAAGCAATGTTTTCTTACGAACAATAATGTCCATTG